CCCATTGGCGGCGTTGTTCTGATAGAGCGGTGTAGAGCTCGTGGCGCCCAGATTGCCCGTCACACGCGCGCCCAATTGATTGAGCGCGGTCTGCGGGGCCTGGATGTACTGGTTCGCCAGGTTCTGCACCTGACCGCCCGCGTTGTAGAGATTGTTCAAATCCCCATACTGCAGCTGATCCAGTGCGGGGGCTTCGGCCGCCGCCCCCATTTGCTGCTGCACGCCGGTGTTGTAAGCGCCTCCGTAGATCTGTGTGGCGAGGTCATTCAACTGCTGACCGCGCAGGCCCGCGGACTGATCGACGTTGCGGCCCGCTCCTGCAAATTCACTCGCTAGCTGGCTCTGCGTGCGTTGAGCGGCTTGGTTGAAGGTCGCATCCAGGTATGGATTCTGGGTGGGGCCATTGTTCAGGATCCCCTGTGTGTAGTTGGCCGCCGCCTGACCGGTGGGGGTGAGATTGCCGCCCAGGTTGGTAATGCCCTGAAGGGCCTGCTCCTGCTGCGGCGCAAAGGGCGCGACCAGATTCTGCGGGTTCTGATTCTGGTACTGCGAATAGGCCTGGTTGAGAAAATAGTTCTGGTACGGCAGCTGAAACCCCGGCGCTGTCGTCGTGGTGGTCTGCGTGCCGCTTTGTGTGGTGCCCATTTAAGAAAGTCCCAGCGCTGCGATCTGCGCATCGGTGTAGCCGGCCTGTTTCAGCTCTGCGGCAGTCACGCCGAGTCCGCCCTTACCAAGCAGACCGGCGCTGTTGAAACCCTGGAGCATCTTGTAGAGGGCGTTCGGATCAATCCCCGTCGTGGTCTGATCGAGTTTCTGCTGCACGATGTCATTCCCGGCAGTTCCTGCGGCGTTGCGACCCATGAGGTCCGCTAGCTGCAACAGTGGATTAGTCTGCGCAAAGCTGTAGCCGGGAAATCCTTGCCCTGCCCCACCGGTAGAGGCGTTCAGGTAATACTTTAGTGTCGGGTCGGAGGTATTGGTATTGGCGAGCAGCTGACTGTAGAGGCTCGACTGATCCTGATTGACTGCCCCTTGAGCGGCCTGGCCTGCTGCGGTGCCCTTCTCGGTCGAATTTGCGTAGATATCCCCCAGGGCCGCGAGGAGTCCGATACCGGCCATCACTCCCCCGCCAGCCAGAGAGGATGAATCTGCAGCGGTTGAGGGCGCATCGGTCGCAGCGGCGGCGGCGGCGCCGTCCGCCCCCGCAAAGAGATTGCCGCTCGCAGGGGCGCCAATGCCTGCGGCCACCTCCGCAGTGGTGGGCGCAGCAATCGCAGTCGCGGCCGGAATCCCCGCGCTGGTAGTTGCCGTAATCGCGGCGTCATACGCGGGGGAAGTGACGGCTGGCAATGAGGGCCCCAGGAGCCCAGCCACGGTGTTGTAGGCTCCTTTCGCCAGCGAGGGACTCTGCGCAAGCGTCCCGAGTAGCCCTCCTGCGGCCCCGGAAGCACCTGCAGAACCGCCAGGAATGCCATACCCTCCGGGAGGAGCAGGAGGCGGCGTTGTGGCCGGATAAGGCCCATATTGGGGCTTCCCGGCCATCTGGAAGGCGAGATTGGAGTAATAGCCGGGCGTCAGAACCCCACCGGGTTGGTAGGCGGTTCCGAGGGCAGGTTGGATGGAATTCGAGGCGCCGGAGAACAGCGGCACTAAAGTGCGCACTCCATGACTCGACCGGTCTCACGTAAGGGAAGGATTCTCATCCAGCCCTTGCGCCCGACGATCCTCACTAGAACACAGCCGAGTTCTTTGGCCCACGCACGAATGCGCTCAAAGAGCTGGCGCAGTTCTTCTCGCGAGGCATGGCCCGCCGCCGCTTGAATATGACACACCGACCCTGCCGGAGTATCTAGGATTTCCGTCACGCATACCAGATGCACGCCGCGCTCATCCTGCAAGCCCCACAGCTGCTGTTGCTCTATCAAGAGCGCCTTTCGGAACTGTTCAAGACTCGTGGTGCGCCGGCTAATCTCATAGCGCGCCAGGTGCGGGGAGAAGTCCGTCCAATGTTGCTGCAAATCCTCCGCAGTGGCGGCAAACACGTTCATATGCCAGCAGAGCCCCCGGCGGTGAACTGCAACCCTTGCGCCTTCTGGAACGTGCCGTTCACCTTCAGGCGGGCCCGCAAATAGCGGGCATTCACTCGAAAGTCGCTTTGGCTGCTGCGGGCGTTGACCGTCACATCGGTCTCAAAGAATACGCCGGCGCTTAAATCATCGCGGCTTCCGATCGAGCACACCACCGCATTCACCGTGGCATCTACGGTGGGCTTGACGCCGGAGATGAAGGTATAGCCGCCTGGATTAGGTTCGGCCTCTCCGGTGGTGAAGGTCGCCGTCCCCGGAGTGCCGGTGAAATAACCCAAGCGCTTGTCCTGGGTAATCCCACTCACCAGCTGCAGCGTGTCGAAAGAGGCCACATTGGAGGCCACCACAATCCAAGCATTCGCATCTACCGCATGCGTGAAGCGCTGCGTCTCGTAGTTGTAGAGCACGATGACGCTGGCGCCGGGTACGAAGAAGGTCCAATAAATGATCTTGTTGGCCCAATCCACTCCACAACGGCCGGTGGGAAGGTAGCCCCCATCCACCACATTGAAGATGAACCAACGATTGACCTTTTCAGCCCCAATCGGCAGAAGGGACACGCCATCGGTGGCATAGAAACCTCGGGAGGAGGCGAAATAGATCTGATTTCCGATCTTCACCCCGCAGTTCTTATAGTCCATGCCGATGCCGGCGGATAAGGTGTCGAACTGGAAGACATCCGCCCCGCCTATATAAGTGACACGCGTGATCCCGTTCTGCTGGGTAATGACACCCCACTGGTCCCCACCAAAGATCCCCGTTACCCCGCCCAACTCCATGTGCAGGAACTGTTCTCCGGCTTGCGAGGCGAGCGCCGAATCACTTCCCGGGGTGGGCCAATCGGTGGGATCGGCGATAGAGCTCCAGCCGACCAAGTGAGGGGATACTATAGGGGTGGTACTGATGTTGCCCGTGAGCAGAAACTGACCGATGATGCCCAAGACGGATCCATGCGGAGAGCCCACGACCGCATTTAAGGTGCTGGAACTGCCGGAAGTCTGGTAATACAGACCGGCGGTCCCTGCCGCCACGAACACCAAATCGTTGTATTGGACCAGGGATTGTGCCGGCTGCGAAAGAGTGCCGAGATCGATCCAGCTACCTCCCAAGGCGCTCACCTGATAGAGATGCCCGTCGAAGGTGCCTACATATACATTCGGGGTCGCGCCGGTGGGCGTTGAGGCCAGAAGCGCTATGGGCGTCGTGGTGGAGGTGCTGTTGAAGGTAGTGCCGCTGCCGTGCATGGGAGCGTAGGCGGCATAGCCTGCATCCATTCCCCCCACGGGCACCACGTTCAGCGCTTCCAGCAGGCCCGGATTGTTCAAGTCCGGCTGATCCGGCAGCCAATCCTTGAAAAGCACCGTATTCACATCGCCACCGAGAAAATGGCCGAGCCGGACTGATCCTCTTCCGCCTGCATGCGCCGGTAAGTGTCAAGTGCCAGGTCATAGGCGGATTTCCACAGCGCTACCCGCTGGTCATTCCGCAAGAACGGCTCGGCCTCAAGGAGCGCGCCATAGAGCAACAGATCCGGCGCGTTCACGATCAGCCAGTGCGCGGCGGCGTCGGCGGCGAAATTGCGCAACAGGGTCGGTTTGGCGTAGTACGTGCCGACAATGGTGTAGGAGCCGGAAGGCACTGGCCCAAACACGAAATTACTGCCATCACGGGCAATGTATTGCGGCTGGCTCAAAGTTCCAGAACGCGGATAGCGGGCGTACAACTGCTCCAGGCTCACCCGTACCAAAGGAGGCGCGAGAATGCCGGATAGATAGGCGTTTTTCAGACGCAGATAGTCCGTGGGAACCGGCGCCAGTCCCGTGGTCGCATTGTTGGAGATGTTGAGCGCGGATTCCATCCAAGATCCGACGTTCAAGGGATCGCGATAGAAGCGTTCCTCGCAGTTCTGGATGAAGTTCGGCACCCAGCCAGAGAGGTCCGACCGAGCCAGGTAGTCGGTCACGGCGGTCTGAAGCGAGGTATAGCCTGCAATGACGGCCATTATTTCACCGCATGCACTTTGATACGCCGCTCACGAGTCTCCCCTTCCAGGTGATTGACGGCCTTCAACGTTCGGTGCCAATGCTCGGCGCCTTCGCAGTGCTGATAGTGCTCAAATCCCGGCACACCGAGGGTGTAATGCAGCAGTTTCGCGCAAGCAGTGTCCTGTTCCTCCGCGAGCACGTTCCACTCAGCCGGCAGTTCTGCGATCTGATCGTCCTTCAGCCAGGAGAAGCGATGCAGGAAAGAGCCGGCGGCTTCTCTCACAAATTCCGGCGTGAGAATGCGGTTAGAGTAGTGCGCGCAATTCCAGAGCATGACTGAAGTCCAGTTCTTGCGCGGATAGTCCTGATTATCCGCTTCCATCGGGGTGCCGATGTACTTGCGGTCGTGTTTCGTCTTGTAGTTGTGCTTGACGACCGCGACGGCTTTGTTGAATACCAGGGATTCGCGGATCCTCCACAGCTCCGCGAGATCCTCAAGACAGCACATGTCCCCGTCCACGAACAGCGCCCAGCCGCTGTAGCCGGTGAGATAGGGCACGAGAAAGCGCGAGTAGATGAAGGCATTCGAGCCGTCTTTCTGACCGTCGAAGTCATTCAGCATCGGTCCGTGCAGCGGAATGAACGCAACCGGCTGAGAGCAGCGCTGCAGGACCGACTGGCACCACACGTGATAGGCCGCCGCTTCCCGGGTATCGAAGCCGACGTAACAGGGGATAACGCTATTCATTGGATGAGCTTCTCCCCGTTCTTCGCTTCCAAGCGCAGTTTCGGATAGGCGATCACGTGGAACCCGTGCGCGCTGATGACTTGAGCGGTTTGCACCTCGAAACGCTCCCAGAACTTAGGCAACCACCACTGCATGGGCTCTTGGATCAGATGAGCATTGCGGCCATTGGAAAGGACTTTGCCGGCGGGGCCGGTATGAACGGTTGCAAGCAATACGCATTCAGTCAGCTGCGCCAGATGGTCTAGGACGTTGTCCAGCAGATCCGGCTCGATGTGCTCTAGGACATCGATACACGCGACCATCTGGGCAGGGATCGGCGCGGAGGCTAATTCCTCCACCGCGGGGTCGTATGCCTGATAGGTGAACTTGTGTTTCACGCTCTGCGCCTTGAGCGCTTTCATCAAGTTCATCATCTTCCCAGCGCCGTAGTCGAGCAGATGCGTGATTTCGAGCGTATTCATGATCTCAGCGACCAGATGGCCGTACTTGAGACTCGCTACGCCATAGCCGCCCTTGGCGTGCAGTTCCGCTTGCATCCGCTGGTACTCGGGCGTGATGAGCTTAGAATCGAGCACGCAAGTCCTCCGCGATCTGCTTCACCACCGGCGTCCAGCTCTGCTTCTGCCGGTACAGCTTCATCGAGCGATACCATGGAACATCCGTGTAGTCCTCGCCGTAGCGCCACTGCGAGGTCGTCGGAATCAAGGTCCAACAGGGAATGCCCAACGCGCCGGCCAGATGCGCCACACTCGTTTGCATGGCAATCACGAGATCACAGGAGGCCACCAGCGCCGCAGTGTCGTCGTAATCCTTGGTCAGCGTCGCCCAGGGGTACTGCACGACGGGCGTCCCTTCGATCTCAGCGGAGGCATCCTTGTACTGCAGGCTCACCCAGTGAGCGTCCACGGCCTCGAAAATCGGCTTCCAGTGCTCGAGCGGCAATCGACGGTAAAGACCGGCGTTCGCTGGCGTTCCGCCTGACCAGGCAATCCCGATCACCGGCTTTTTCGGGAGGGCGGCTTTCCAGCCCGCGACCCTTACCGGACACGGGATGAGGTACGGCGTGCCGGGAAATGACTCCGTGGTGGGGCGGAAGAATTGACCCAGCTCGAACCCCGCCACGGATGCGTCGAAGTCGTCCTTGCCTTCTTTCCAGCGGCCTTCGCCGGCTTTGGCGTACCTTGTGCCATACACACTCGCTTGCGGGAATGACCGCTTGAAGAGCCCCTCCAGGCGTTTATCGCAGTCCAGGATCACCTTCTTGGAATGCGCGATCGCATCCGGGAGCATGGAGGCGGCACAAATCTCATCGCCCAAGCCCTGTTCACCAAACACCACGATCCGCTTCTCGGGATCGCCATCCCAGGTCGGCTCGGGCGGATTTTTATACTTGAACACGACGCGCCCGATCTTGCCCACAGAAGCGGAATAATAGGGCCACCCTTCCTTCCAGTTACGTCTGGCCAGCAGTGACAGCCCGTAGTTGTGATTGGCGCTCGGGTCATCCGGGATCAGCGCGAGCGAGCGCTTCAGATGATCCTCGGATTCACTGAAGCGGCCCATGTCCAGATGCACAGAGGCCAGGTTGGACTCGTAGCGGGCTTTCTGCTCTTTCGTCTGAGCACGATCGATCGCCTTGCGATAAGCGCTTGCGGCTTCGTCCATCCGCCACAACGCTTGCGCACACAGGCCAAACATCGCCCAGGGTTCTGCCCGATCCGCTCGCAGGTCCGTCCCCCGTTTGGCGAGCTGGTAAGCGATGGTGAGCTTCTTCGCATCTTTGAGGATCGCCGCGAGCAGGATGATCGCCTGCGCGTCGTTGGCGTCCTCCAGCAGATACTCTTCCGCGATCACGAGGGCCTTGTCGAGCTCGCCCTCGTCACGCAGTTTCGCGGCGAGTTCGATGCGCGAGCGATCCCGACCGGCGGGTATTTCGTAGACCTGGGCCATTACTGCTTCAGTGCGTGATGCTTTTCGGTGGTTTTGAGATACGGGTAATCGCGATTGATGATCTCGAAGGCGCGCTTTAAGTGATTGCGGTCGAAGATATTCACGCCGTGCTCGAAGCGCAGCTTCAGGATCACCGTGGGCGGGATACGCGCATACAGCCACAGATCCTGCTTGATGCCGTGATCGGTCAGGCCGTCGTTGCGCTCGGCCTTGCAGACCTCGAGCAACGGCTCAACGTCTTGGCGGTACTGCACCTGCAGGCGGTTATCGTCCGTCCCGTCCACCCACTGTTCCACGCCGGTCAACGGGTTGTATTCGGCGAAGGAGGCCATCAGCCGAGCAACCCTTTGGGCTTGCCGATGCCCGGATACCGCGCGTGCACTTTGGCTCTGACCTTAGCCTTGGTCGCTGGCGAGCCGTAGCGGGAGACCATCGAGAGCGCCGCTCGGGCGTGATTGGGATCCTCGATCGGATAGCTTCGCCCGGGACCTGCGAAACTCGAAGCCTTGAGTTTCCCGCGCGCTGCGGAGGTGAGTCTGGCCATGTTCAGTCCTCAAGTCGTAGAGGTGGAGATTCAAAGCGAGAGCGGCGGCATGCTCGCCACCGCCGTCGTGGGGACCACTGCGGAAGGGTTTCCCGTCCAGCACGTTGTCAAAGCCGATGAGCCCCACTTCTGCACCGGGAAAGAACTCCGCGGCACAAAAGAGCGCGCACAGCCCGCTGGAGGGCTTGGCGCTGTGATTGTTGAACTTCCGGTACCAGTTGAGCCAGTACGCGCTGTCGGCCCCTTCCGGGTGCGGGGGCCGCTTGGGGAAGTACCAGAAGTCATAGCCGTCCTTCTTGGCTGAAAGACCGCGGGAGAAGTACGCATCCATGCGCAGTCCATGATGCTTGGCGTTGCGGGTGGCGTGTTTCATCCGCACGACGAACTGGCGGTCGATCCACGGACCGAGTTCGTGTTTGGTCACCGAAGGACCCCCGCCGACGATCACGATCATGCAAAAAGGGGGCGAGTTATTAGCCCGCCCCCATACTCCATCAGGTGCAAGCCACCACTTTGGCCGAAGCACTCGGGTTGCGGCACACGAGCGTGTACTCCGCCAGGATGAGCCGCTTCACCGCGTCCCCGGTCTGAGCGAGAGGCTGCGTGAAGGGATTGCGCAGGAAGGCCACCGCCCAATACTCCGGATCGATGCACAGCACGACCGAACTACGGACGTAGCGTGAGAGCACTACCATGTGCGGGTCCCCGAAGGAACTGACGTACACGTTAGCCGCTCCGACGATGCTCGCCTGCTTCTTCGGGGCCACATCCACAAAGCGCGTGGCGACACCGGAGAAGCTGTCGATCGCCGTCTTCTGCGAAGTT